CGCGAGTGGCCAGACGCGGCACGTTCTCGAAGACGATCAGTGATACCGGATCGTCCTTCCATGCTTCACACATCAGCCAGATGCATCGCAACGTCAACTCGTTCAGGGCCTGGTACTTCGGCGTTAAACTCATGGTCTCCGACAGTAGCCCTGAAGCGCCTTTGCATGGGCTGGAGATGAATACGGCATCAGGGCGCTCGTTGTTCGCGGCGCGGCGCAGATCGTCGGCACTGGCTTCGACCCATCCCATGGGCGGCTCTTTGCTGTGGAATCGGGTGTACTGGTCGCGCGTGAACAGATCCATCAGCGTGCCATGAACGCCGGACAGTCGCTCGAAGTCGCGCAGGCCGGCCGGATCTACGTCCACACCACCAATGCATCGCCACTCGGCTTGGATGTGTCCAACGATCGGCTTGGCTCGGTTGAAGCCTTTGGCACCGCCGCCCAGGCCACAGCACATGTGGAAGTGGTTGAGAACGCGCTTAAGCATTGGCGTTCTCCTTTTCAGTAGTCGTATACCCCTCAGCAGGCTGCGCGGGCGGGCGATTCTGAGCGATTAGCGTTGCATTGGGTGTGGCTGCCTCGCGCAGCTTTTCGTGGTGTATGAGCGCCTCGGTGGTGCTGCTGGAAGAAGCAATAATGCCTGCTGCTGCGCAGCAGAGGCTGTTTGTTTCTAGTGTGTCGACGCTGGCTTCCTCGCGGAGCAAAGCGGTCGGGGATTGGGTGTTGTGCTGGTCCTTTTGCATGCCGCTTTCCTCCGAGGTTCGATTGCGCGTTGGTTCATCAGCCGCTGGTGAGGCGTGAGCCGAGTTGCGGTGTGTTTGGGATTGGGAATAGGCCTGGCTCATGCGGCGCTCTCCTGATCTGCCGGTTCCAGCAGTGCAGCGATGGCGAGCGCCTGGTCGCGCAGGACGCGGGTTTCTCGTTCGAGTTTTTTGCCCGTGCGAAAGGCGGCGAATGTCTCGGCTGCGATCCGCAGTTTCTCGGCAATCTCCAGCAGGGTGATGCGTGCAGGTTCTCCAAGTTGCGAGGCCTCTACGGCGCGTTTGTAAAAGTCGTAGAGTTGCTCGTGTTTGTTTTGGGCCTGCTTGAGCGATAGCGTGAGGTTGCGGATCTCTTCAGATTTGTCAGAGCTCTGAACGGCTATGCCTTCGCCGTAGCCTTCTGCATAACCCTCGATGTGGCCGTTGCTGAAACCGTTACGGTAGGCGAGCCAATAAATGCCGGCGGTCATAAGGACAATTGCTATCAGCGCGCAGATTTGAACTGCAGTCATGTGGTGTGCTCCTGGTGATGTCCTCGGCTGGTGGTGGCAGCCGTTCGGTTTGTGGGTGTTACTCGTTGGTGTCGTCCTGCTGTCGCTGCATGTCTTCGTCGGCCCTGTAGGCGCGGATGTCGATCAGTGAGGCGACGTGCCTAATGTGGGCGTACTTCGGTGCCTTACGGCTGGTGTCCAGCGTGGTGATGGGGAGCTGGATGCGGCCGCTGCTGAGCTCGGCCGCGAACGATTGCTCGTTGAGGTTGCGAAAGTAGCGTTCGCGAACTCTGTCTAGCGGGATCAGAACGTCGCCGAATGTGCGAAAGAGCAGCTCGACGGTGGCTGACTCCGGTGCCTGGTGTAGGCGTAGCGGGTTTTGTGCTGTGTTACTCATGGCTCTGTTGGGCCTCCTTGCGTTGTTTTCGGGCCGGGTGATTCCAGGCGTTCAGGCAGTGGGTTCTGGTCAGCTCGCGCAGATGTTCGGGCACTTCGAGGAGCGCGGCGTTGCGCTCCTCTCGTGTCCGCATGGCGATGATCTGGCGGGCGTATTCCCTAGGCCACGTCACGGTTGTCTGCCGGGATGGCAGGTAGGTCGATGCCCAGCTGTTCGGCCAGCCAGCGGATGCCGGGTTGTTTCACCCTGGTCGACTGGCTGTACTGCATGCCGAACTGGTCGTGGTACCACTGACCGTTATTGATTCGTAGGTAGTCGCGGTCACGGTTGGGGTAGGCCGGTAGGTTCTTCTCGTTGAGCAGGCCTTTTTCCCGCATGCGAGCGATGAGTTTTGGCCGAGTGAGGCCGAGTTTGGTTGCGGCTTGGGCGAGGGTGCGTTCCATGGCTCCCCCCTTATGCCGCGTGCGCGGCTGGGGTGGCCGCTGCAGCGAGGTGGTTGATGGACTCGGTGACCTTGCCGTAGATCTCGACATCGGTGCCGTACGCGGTGAAGCAGCGGGTGTGCGGGCTTTTGTTACCGATGCTCAGGATGGTGGTGACACCTGAGCGCGATTGAGTGCGGTGCAGCGCGACCTGAAGGGGATAGTCGAAGCCCATGTCGAGGCTCAGTACGCCACCAGTGCGTACCAGCTCGAACACGCGTTGCTTGTCCGAGACCTCGAAGCGGCCATATTCACGGCTGGCATGCGGGCGGTGCACCAGGTCGCTGGTGTTGCTTGCGTCGAGCGGGCCGTTGGCAATCTCTTCGATAAAGTCGGCCAGCTTGAGGTGCGTTTTCTTGTCGTTCTGCAGGGTCAGCGTGTGGCGTTCGCTGCCCAGCTCGACGACGAAGGTACTCTCGGTTGTGCCGCGTTCGACCTTGAGACGGAACGCCAGGCACTCACGCTTGGGCGCTGTCCGGAGGACGTGGTTGAAGGTTTCAGTCAGGTTGACCTGGGCGTTGAGCAACTGCAGCGTGCGGTTGTCGATTTTGTACTTGATCATGCTGCTTGCCCTCCGCCGTTCGGATCGAATGGGGTAGGGGCGGTGCGAGGTTGCTGCTTTGGTTTGGTGGTGACAAACGAGCAGCCGCTCTCGCGGGCCAAGCGTCGGATCTCGAAGATTCGGAAGGGATCAGCAGCGGCCGGGTGGACGTGCAGGGTTGCAGTGGTGTGCATGTTTTTGCCTCGCTCTGTGGTGGAAGAGTGAGGCGAATATCAACTATTGGTTGATTTTGGTCAAGAGCTTCGCTTTTCGTTGAGGCAAAAACCTATCACCTGATACTGTGAGGGAAAATGGCAAAGTGCCATAAATCAGAGCTATTTAAAGGGATGGTTAAAAATGGACACAGGGCAATTTGTAGCAGATTTCATGGCGGCCAATTTAGAGCGCATCTACAATCTTGGAAAGTCCACTTTCGGAAAAATCGATGAATCGCTAAAGTTAACGTTGAAAACTGCTTATGACGATTATCTCGAAAAAACAAGAAATAAGTACTCAAAATCTAAGTCATTTTTTATTAGAGATCAACCTGTAGATCTTTATGAATACTATGTGCCTTCTGGAATTTCTTGCGGAGACTTTGTAATAAAAAGACCTGCATTTTATAGTTGTGTTAAGGCCTCGAAGAGAATTGTTATTGCAGGCACTGGCGGGACTGGTAAGTCTGTATTAATCAAGCATTTATTTCTAGATTGTGTAAGGGACAAAAGGTATGTCCCTGTGTTGATTGAACTGCGAGAATTAAACAGGATCCAGGTGAATCTGATTGATTATATTCACCAAACACTCACGACTTTTGGATTCAAGATGGGTCAGGATTTCGTGACGCGCGCTATGGAAGCTGGCCATTTTTGTTTTTTCTTCGATGGCTATGATGAACTGGATCACTCGTTGCGATTTGACGTAATGCGATGCATTAAAGAAATTTCAAATAAGTTTGGAAGTTGCCCTGTATTTATTTCTTCAAGGCCCGACGATGTTTTCAACGGGATTGAGGATTTCTCAATTTTTAAAGTTATGCCATTAAATATCAAGTCGGCATCGGAACTTATTGAGAAGCTACCTTATGACGAAGAAATAAAAGCAAAATTCTTGATTGATCTGAATGACAAGATGTTTTATCGGCATGAATCATTTTTGTCGAATCCTCTGCTTTTATCAATTATGTTGCTTACTTACGGTGTAAATGCGGAGATTCCATCTAAGCTAAGCGTTTTTTATAATCAAGCTTACGAAGCATTGTTTCAACGGCACGATGCTAACAAAGGGGGATACCTAAGAACAAGAATGACAAAGCTGGACATTCAAGATTTCTCTAGAGTGTTTGCGCTTTTTTCATTGCTAACGTTTGATAAGCGCCTCTTCAAGATGTCACGCACTGATTGCTTGGAGTATATAGCGAAGTGTCGTGAACGCTTGCGCTCAGATTTTAAACCGGAAGAATATCTCAATGATCTCCTTAGCGCGGCTTGTTTGCTCATTGAAGATGGTATGGATGTATCGTTTTCACATCGATCGTTTCAGGAGTATTTTGTTGCTGTTTATATTTCTAGTGCGACTCCAGTTATCCAACAGAAGCTTATAGATAAATATTGGCCGAACTCTGAAACAGATAGTGTCATGTTTTTGCTTCATGAGTTAAATCCGGAGTTGGTGGAGCGTCTTTTAGTAGTGCCACAACTAGAGATGCTTTTCAGAAGTCTCGGTGTTAAAGATACGGTAGAGGATATCCATGTTCTTAGATTTTTGAAGATTGGCTACAGCGAATTTCGATTCGAGAGAAATAGTTTTGTTGCATATGGTAGGAGTGATGTAGGGTCTGAAAATAGAAGGCATCCCTTCGAGATGGTCAGATTTGCTATGGATAATGTCTATAAATACAAGAATCGAGAGGAAGCGTACTATCGTAAAATTTCGGATCAGCTGATTGAAAAGTATATGGTGTCATCGAAATTCTTGATGGTTCCATTGTCAACGATGAAGTGTAGCGATGGACTGTTCAAAGATTTGTTGAAGGCTGATACTGTATTTTCCCTGTCTTATTTGCAAAGTGCGCACGAGTTGTATTTGTCGCTTAAGGCGAAATTTGATAATCAGTCAGATGATTTTGATTTGTTGCTGGGTGGTTTAGATTAAAGTGGAGTGGGGTTATTCGGGGATGAATGACCCTACTACTTTTCCACAAATATGTGTTTCTTCTGTAATTTCAATAATTGGATATTGCGGATTTATAGGCCTTAAAAACTGCCGGCCAGCGTCCTCAACTAGAATTTTGAACGTCGCTTCATTAGTTCGAGGCACTCTAGCTATGACCCTGTCACCAGTTTTCGTTTCCGCCTCAGGATCTACAAAGATAATGCATCCTGTTGGGTAGCTGCGGCCTGGACCTGGATTAGTCATGGAGTCTCCAAGCACCTTTAGCGCGTACCCTTGATTACTAATTGGTACAGGGCAAGAGAGCCAAGAGTCTGCGTCGTAGGCTTCAAAGTTCGAGATTGCTTCACACCATGCGCCGGCCTGAACCCAGGAAATCAGTGGTACTTTGCCAAAGCGCTGAGTAATAGCGCTAATATTGCTCCCATCGTTAGCTTGGAGTTGGCGAACATTGCTCTCCCCAATCTGTTCTTTTGGAAGGACGCCATATTCTAACCATTCCCGCCGAACCTTTAGCCATGTGCAAAGCGCAGACATGCTATCTGCTTCTGCAAAAGCTTCGCCGTTTAACCATTTACTAATAGCTTGGGTGGTTTTCACAACCCCCAAGCTTTTCAAATGGCGGTGAATGTCCACGCCTCGTCCCCGGCTCCGTACGCCGGCGTCATCAAGGGCTTCGTGTAAGCGCTCGCTGAAAGCTGCGCGCAGAGTATTTTTATCAACCATGAGTTGAGAGTCTCATAGAGGTTGCGCAATAGTCAGTTGATATGTAATATCAACCGAAAGTTGATAAATGGAGGTTGTCATGTTGGATCCCGCAGATTTTCCAAACGCCATTACCTTTGCTTTTGAAGCCGTAGGCGGCATCGGGGCCGCCGCGAAGGTATGCAATCGAAGCTATCAGGCTCTATATAAATGGCGTCAATCTGCATGCCTGCCGCGAACGGATTACACCGGTGAAACCAAATATGCTGAACTTTTGGCTGCTGAAGCAGCGCGGAAGGGCAACGGCTTCCAAACAGCTTGGCTGTTGAACGCATCGGCGCCCCAGAAAGCTGCAGCGTAGGTAGAAAAAAGGCGACCCAAAGGTCGCCTAGTTCCTCCCGGCACGCACCACCACAGCGCTGCCGGGTAGCGGTAAAGGTAGGCGGGCACACCACATGCAACCACCTCCCTTTATCGCGCTTTTCCAAGGCTCGGAAGCCTTGGTGTTGCTGCCTTTTCCACCACAGATTGGGCAGCTGTTGCGCCAGGGGTGAGCAACGGATTGCTCGCCCCGGCACGGTGCCGGTATCGATCCCGAAGATCTAGCCGGCGTTTGGGCCTCTTCAAGCCACGCGGCAAATGTATCACCACTGCATGTCGCGCGGCACTGGCAACATACAAGGATTAATGCCATGAGCCGTATCATTCTGAGCTCTCTAGACCGGGCGCAGCGGGAAGTTCTGCCGCTCGATCTTGCGCTTTACCATGCCGCACGGGACTACCCCGGCGGCGCCGCAGCCATCGCCGCCACCACCGGCCGAAATGCGACCACGCTGCAGCACAAGCTTTCCCCAACCCACCCAAGCCACACGGTGAACATTCAAGAGTTCGGCGAGATTCTTGAGTTGACCAAGGATCGCCGCATTCTGGATGCGGTGCATGCGTTGGTCGGTGACACGACCTGGCAGGAGTTGGCCGAGGCGTACACCAATGACATGCCCGAGACGCTGACCACCGGTATCGCGGAATACTTCCGCAAGGTGGCGGATCTGGCGGATACCTGGGCCAGGAGCATTGGTGACGGTGTCGTCACTGATGAGGAACTGGCCGCGATTCGCCTGCAGGTGTTTCGTGGAATTCAGGGGCTGTTGGGGCTGTTCAACCGCGCCACGTATGTCAACCAGACGACGCGGGGTGTTGATCGTGGCTGATATCGCTGACTTCGCTAATGACCTGGTGCAAGAGCGTATCGATCAAGCGCTCGCTGCACGCAACGCCGCCAAGCCCGCTTTGGCGGTGCATTCGTTTCTGTTCTGCGAAACGTGTGATGACCCGATCTCCGAGGCCCGCCGTGTGGCGTCGCCCGGCTGCACCCAATGCGTGGGATGTCTTTCTGTCGACGAACTGAAGGGGGCTCGCCATGCTCGATGAGGTTCTGGGGCAATTCGCCGATTATGGGCTTGAGCCTGCGCAGCCATTGGTGTTCGGCAAGCTCACCCGGTGCAAGACAGCGCAGGACAAGGGCAAGGAAAAGAACGGCTGGTACATCGCTCATGAGCATCGCACCGAGAAGGGCGAGACGCTAATTTTCGGCGCGTTCGGTGACTGGCGTTCGGGTGAGTCGCAGAAAATCAAGGTCAAGGCCGGGCGGATGTCGCCGGAAGAGCGTGAGGTCATGCGAGCTCGGCAGGAGGAGGCCAAGCGCCGCGCTGCAGAGATTGCGGCCAGTGCGGCACGTCGTGCAGCCAAGCGAGCGGCGGGTATGTTCAAGCGCATGCCGGAGAAGGGCCGTAGCGACTATCTGGATCGTAAGCAGATCGTCGGTATCGGTGTTCGGTATGCGCCGCGCACCGGTGCGTTCCTGGTGCCGATGTGCAATGTGCGCGACGAGATTGTCGGCCTGCAGGTAGTGTTTCCAACCAAGCAGGAAGACACCGGCCGGGACAAGACGTATTGGCCCTATGGGATGTCGAAGGAGGGCGCTTTTCACCTGGTCGGTCCGCATCCGGATCCGGGTGAGCCGGTGCTGGTGTGTGAGGGCTACGCCACGGGCGCAAGCCTGCATATGGCGACGTCACTGACCGTGGCCATCGCGTTTGATGCGGGTAACCTTTTGGTGGTGTGCAAGGCGATGCGTGAGCGCTTCGCCGGCTGCCCGCTGATCATCTGCCGGGACGATGATTGGAAGACTACGAAGCCGAATGGCGATGCGTGGAACCCTGGTGAAGAGAAGGCCAACAACGCGGCGCTGGTCGTCGGTGGCCAGGTGGTTGCGCCGATCTTCTCCGGTGAGCGGGAGATAAAGTGGACCGACTTCAACGACCTACATGTCGCCGAAGGTTTGGAAGCGGTGCGCCGCCAGGTGCTGGCCGTGGTCAAGCCGCCGGCTGCTGGTGGCTGGAAGGACATGTTGGCTCGTAGTGAAAGCGGCGCGCTGATTGCGCACATGCAGAACGTCGAGCTGATTCTGGCTCACGATGAGCGCTGGGCCGGGGTGATTAGTTACAGCGCTTTCAGTTCGAAGATCGTGAAGCTGCGTGCGGCGCCGTATGGCGGTGGCACGGGCGATTGGGCGGACATCGATGACGTGCGGGTGATGAAGTGGCTCGCGCAGCAGTACAACTTGCGGGTGAAGGCGTCGCATGTGATCGAGGCGGTGAGCGTGGTCGCGCATGATCACGCGTTTCATCCGGTTCGCCAGTACCTGCGTAAGCTCGAGTGGGATCGCGTGCCGCGCTTGGAAAGCTGGCTCACGGGTGTCATGGGCGTGAAGGCTACCGATTACTCGAGCAAGGTGGGTAAGCGCTGGATGTTGTCGGCCGTGGCGCGGGTGATGAAGCCGGGCTGCAAGGCTGACTCGGTGATGATCCTTGAGGGCGCGCAGGGCGCCGGTAAGTCGACGGCGATGAGCATCCTCGGCGGCGAGTGGTTCATGGATACGCCGTTCGCCCTCGGCGACAAGGATGGCTTTCAGGCGATCCGGGGCAAGTGGATCGTCGAGCTGGGCGAGCTGGACAGCTTCAACAAGGCCGAGAGTACCAAGGCCAAGCAGTTTTTCTCGGCATCGACGGATACCTACCGCGAGAGCTATGGCCGCCGCACGATGGATGTACCGCGTCAATGCGTGTTCGTGGGCACAACGAACCAGGACGAGTACTTGAAGGACGCGACCGGTAATCGGCGGTACTGGCCGGTGGCGTGTACCAAGGTGGATCTGGAGTTGTTGCGTTCGATCCGCGATCAGCTGTGGGCTGAAGCGGTGTTCTGTTACGACGCGGGTGATCTCTGGTGGGTGACCCTGGATGAGGCGGCGATGTTTGGCGAGGAGCAGGACGAGCGCTTTGTGGTGGACGAATGGGAAGGGCCGATTCTGACCTGGTTGGAAGAGTCGCAGATCGGCGAGACCACCACCGGCAGCGACGTGCTGACCAGTGCGTTGAAACTGGACTTCGGGCATTGGGGTAAGCCGGAGCAGATGCGGGTCGGGGCGATCATGCATCGGTTGGGGTGGCGGCGTGTGCGGTTGCCTCCGTTGGTGAAGAGTGGTCAGCGGCCGTGGGCTTACAAGAAGCCTGCAGGGTGGGGCGGTGCTTCTGCGTTGAAGCGGGAACCGATTGAGGAGCCTTGCTTTGATTAAGGAGATCGATTCGCTGCTTCGGTTGTGGGCTCAGGAGCTGCATTCCGAACATTCGAAAGGGGGGCTTGCTGGGGGGAACATGGTTGCCATGATGATGGAGAGCAATGGGCAACTGATCCGTGGACGGCGGGCCTTCCGTGCGCCGCTGGAGAGTTCTCTCGACATCGAACTGATCGTGACCAAGCATCTGGCGCCCGAGCTGGTGACGGTTGTGCGGGAGCATTACTGCACGCTCGACGTTGATATGCGCTTGCGGTACGCGCACTGCGGTTGTGGCCGCGACACGTACTACCAGCGTTTGCATGAGGCACACCTGCAGATTTTCGGAGTGATGATGGGGTTGGCTGCGTGACCCCAGGCATTCGTCCGGCTGTTGCTGTCCCACTGGCCCGTCTTGTCCCGCTGCGTTTTGATGCAGTGGGACAGGTGCGGGCCTTGTCGTTGTTAGGTTGTCCCACCGTCCCGCTACAAAGTGCCTCCCGCCCGTGTAAACGTAGCGGGAAGCAATACGCGCGTTTCACGCGCATGCGTGTTCTTTAAGATTCTTCCTTTACACGAGAAAGGAGAGAAATAAGTAGGACAGTGGGGCGAAGCCCCGAATTTGGGCGCTCTCAGGCGTCCCACTTCGATTCTGAAGGGTGGGACAGATGGGACACCGCCGAAACAGCAGAATGCCGGGGTGGGATATTCGCCGACATTCGCTAGGCGTTCACCCGGTGTTACCCACTTATTCGCCGGGTGGCATTAAACCGGGGTTGCTGCCACCGGAATCGACCTGTAAAAAGTAGTCATCTTCGATAGGTGCGACCGCAGAGAGCGGCAGGCACCACACCACCAAACCCGGCCATTGCGCCGGGTTTTTGCGTTTAGGGGTTGGCGATGACAAACGAGCAACAAGCGCTGGCAGAGATGCCGATCTGGTTAGTGATCGTCTTGGCCCTGGTCGGCGGCGTATCGGGGGAGATGTGGCGGGCCGACAAGGATGGGGCGCGGGGCTGGGCGTTGTTGCGCCGACTCGCGCTTCGGTCCGGTGCCTGCATTGTCTGCGGGGTGTCGGCGATGATGTTGATGATCGCAGCCGGCATGACGCTCTGGACGGCGGGCGCCTTGGGTTGCCTGACGGCAATGGCTGGTGCCGATTTAGCCATCGGGTTGTACGAACGTTGGGCTGCCAAGCGATTGGGCCTCAGCGAAGTACCGCCAGCCGGGGGTGAGCAGGGGTGACGCACCGATCTGGGGCGCGAAAAACCGCCGGGGACCCTGGCGAATTTCGGGGGGTACGGGGTCGGAAACCCGCGGGACTGTGTTAGCGGACGGTTCACCAGCTTAGTGAACTGAGGTGAACAGGTGAACTCGTCGGGTGAACTGGAGAATTAACCATGACAATCATCAGCAAAACGGAGTTTGCGGCCCGGCGCGGTTGGGCCAAATCCTATGTTTCAAAACTGGCCAGCCAAGATCGGCTGGTGCTCACCGAGAACGGCAAGATCGACCTGGAAGCCACTGAGGCCCTGCTCGATAAAACCAGCGATCCCAGCAAGGCCGCTGTCGCTGACCGGCATCAGCAAGACCGGATTCAGCGTGACGTTTACAACCAACTGTCACCCCTGACGGAGTCGACTTCCACGGCTGCGCCGCCGCAACTGATCCCAGTCGACGGCAAACATCCGGACTACCAGAAGTCCCGCGCCCTGCGCGAGCACAACATGGCCAAACTCGCCGAGATTGAGCTGGGCAAGGCGCAAGGTTCGCTGGTGTCGAGGGAGGCAGTCGAGACCGGAGCCTACGATGCGGGCCGATTGCTACGCGACCAGTTGTTCGGACCGTTGCCTCAGCTCTCTTACGACTTGGCGGCCATGACCGATCCCTGGCAGATCGAAAAACACCTCACCGCGACAATCCGCAGAACGCTGGAAGAGGCCGAGCGCCTCTCTTCAGCAGATCTTGAACATGCCATAACAGCGAACTGAACCTATGCACACGGAATTTTCTGACGGTGCAAAGGTGTACCGTGAGAATTACTTTCGTGGCCTGCGGCCCGACCCCGATCTCTGGATCGACGAATGGGCCGACGATTACATGCGGATCCCGCGTGACACCGGTGCCCCCGAGCCCGGCCAGTACCGCACTTCACGGACACCTTATGCCCGCGAGCCAATGCGCTGCCTGTCGCCGGCTCACCCCTGCAGGCGCGTGGTCACCATGGTGGCCTCGCAGTTGATGAAAACGCAGATTGCCCTGAACTGGATGGGCGGCCTGATCCATATGGCCCCTTCGAACATCCTGGCGCTTCTGCCCAGTCTCGGCCTTTCCAAGCGGGTATCGGGGCGGATTAGCAAGACCATCCAAGCCACTCCTGTGTTGCGCGAGCGGGTCGCGGCCACTCGCTCGCGGGACGCGCGCAACACGATGGACACCAAGGAATTCGAGGGTGGCTCGCTGTACGTCACTACCGCAGGTTCTGCAGCCAACCTGTCGGAGCTGTCGGCACGCTACATCTACGGGGACGAAGTCGACCGCTGGGAGAACGACGTCGGCCAGGAAGGTGATCCGATCAAGCTGGCAGAGACGCGGGCGACCAACTTCGGCCGCAATGCCAAGATCTACTTTTCCAGTTCACCGACGATCAAAGGTGCCTCGCGGATTGCCGATCTGTTCGAGTCCAGCGATCAGCGCCACTACTACGTGCCTTGTCCGCACTGTGGGCACATGCAGGTGCTGGAGTGGGAAAACTTGCTGTACTCGGCCGATTTCAGCGTAGTGCATTACAAGTGCGCGGCGTCCGGTTTGGACTGTGACGTTCTGATTGAGGAGCACCATAAGAGCGACATGCTCGCCCGGGGCGAGTGGCGCGCGCACGGTAGCGGCGACGGCAAGACGGTGGGATTTCATCTCAGCGCCTTGTACTCACCAACCGGCTGGATGGACTGGACCTCGCTTGCCATCGAGTTTGAAGACGCGAAAAAAGCCCAGGCTCAAGGCGATACCAGCCTGATGCAGGTGTTCTACAACACCCGTCTGGCCAAGGTCTGGGACAGCGCACTCGAACAGACCAAGGCAGAAGTGCTGATCGCCAGGGCACGGCAGGAGATTTACACTCTGGGCACGATGCCGGCTGGTGTGCTGATGCTGACCGGCGCCGTCGACGTCCAGGCCAACCGCCTGGAAATGATGGTGATGGGGTTCGGTGTTGGCATGGAGCGCTGGGTGGTGGATCACCAGGTCATCTGGGGCGATCCAGCCGACGAGCGCACCTGGTCTGTGCTGGACGAAAAACTCAAGGCTCGCTACCGGCATCCTTGCGGCGTCGGCTTGGGCATCCTGGCCGTTGGCGTCGACTCCGGCGGTCACCACACCGATGAGGTCTATCAGTTCTGCCGCGTTCGCCGTTGGCGCAACATCTTTGCCATCAAGGGCGCCAGCAAGCCGGGCAGGCCGGTCATTGCACAGCGGCCGTCCATGGTCGACGTGACTTGGAAGGGTCAAACCGAACGCAACGGCGCCGAGCTGTGGTTCGTTGGTACCGACACCGCCAAAGACTGGATCTACAACCGCTACCCGTTCCCGGACGGCCCGGGTTCGCTGCACTGTGCCAATGACCTGCCGGACGAGTTCTTCGCCCAGTGTGTCGCCGAGCGCAAGGTCGTGCGCTACGTGCGCGGCCACAAGCGTATCGAATGGGTGAAGGGCAAGGCTGAGCGCAACGAGGCTCTCGACCTGATGGTGTATTGCCTCGCGATGGCACATTACCTCGGCATCAATCGATACCAGGAACACGACTGGGATCGAGTGCGTCAGGCGCTGGCGCAGTCCGGGTTATTCGACGATGCACCGGCCAGGCTTGTCCAGGCCGAGCTTGTAGAACAAGCCCAAACAGCCGAAACAGCGCCGCCAGCTGCTGTCCGGCAAGCCCAGTTGGCACCGCCAACAGCCCCGACACCGACTGCACCAGTCGCACCCACGCGACCTGCAGCATCGCCATCACAACGCCGCAGCTCTACCAGCGGTTATCTGAAGAGACGCTGATATGTCCTTTACCCAACAGCACCTCGACGTGATCGAGAAGGCCATCGCGCGCGGTGAAAAAACCGTTCGCTTTGGCGACCGCACCGTCGAGTACCGCACCATCAACGAGCTTCTGCAGGCGCGCGAAGAAATTCGCACCTCGCTGCTCAACGCTGCGGGGCCGCGTTCACGCGTGGTCCGGCTTTATCACGGAGGCAAAGGACTGTAATGGCTCGTTATCCGACGCTGACCCGTAACGGATTCTTGCTGCCGTCGAACATCAAGGCCAGTTACGAAGGCGCCGGGGAGGGCCGTCGTTCCGCAGGCTGGGATGCACCGGACAGTGGCTTGAACACCATCAACACGCCGGCCCTGCGTAATCTGCGTTCACGTTCACGGGCCGCAGTGCGCAACGATCCGTATGCCTTCAACGTCATCGAAAAGCGCGTCAGTAACCTGATCGGCACCGGTATCAATCCCCGGCCGAAGACGGACGACGACGCCCTGCGCAAGCAACTGCAGGAACTGTGGGAAGACTGGGTCGATGAGTCGGACGCCGATGACCTCACCGATTTCTACGGTCAGCAGGCGCTCGCTGCGCGCACGGTCGAAACCTCGGGCGAATGCTTCATTCGGTTGCGACCACGCAGTCTGGACGATGGTCATGCGGTGCCGTTGCAATTGCAGTTGCTCGCACCGGAGTTCGTGCCGCACGACAAATTCGAAAACACCCGCGACGGCAACGTGATCCGCGCCGGCATCGAGTTCAACCCGATCGGCAAGCGAGTGGCTTACTGGATGTATCGCTCGCACCCGGGCGATCCCTCGGCATTGAATGCTGGCTATAACCAGCTTGTACGGGTGCCCGCCACCCAGGTGCTGCACATCTTCGAGCCACTGGAACCTGGACAGTTGCGGGGCGTGCCGCGCTTATCGCCGGTGCTCAAGCGCCTGCGCAGCCTCGACAACTACGATGACGCTGTGTTGTTTCGCCAGGAGGTGGCCAACCTGTTCGCGGGTTTCATCACCCGACCGCCGCCGGACTCCGGTCCCATGCCGCGCGACCCGGTCACCGGTCAGCCGCTGGTGACCGACCGCGACGGCTTCACGCCAATGGTCGCGCTTGAGCCGGGCACCATGCAGGAACTCGGGCCGGGCGAGGAGGTGGAGTTCTCCAAACCACCGGATGCGGGCAACAACTACCCGGACTTCATGCGGCAGCAACTGATGGCCGCTGCCGCCGGTACCGGCACGCCCTACGAGATCCTCACCGGCGATATGCGCGAGATCAACGACCGCGCTTTGCGCGTGGTGCTCAACGAGTTTCGCCGCCGGCTCGAGCAACTGCAGTTCAGCGTCTACGTGCATCAGTTGTGTCGCCCGGTTCGTGCTGCGTGGATGGACATGGCGGTGCTGTCCGGTGCGCTGGTCCTGGAGGATTACGCCCAGCGCCGACGCGAATATCTGCGAACCCGCTGGGTGCCGCAGGGCTGGGCCTACATCCAGCCGGTGCAGGACGTGCAGGCACGCACGATGGAGGTGAAAGCCGGTTTCGCCTCGCGTAGCGAGATGGTGCTGCGCACCGGCTACGACGCCGAAACGGTCGATGCGGAAAACGCCGCTGATCTTGCCCGGGCCGTTCGCCTGGGCCTCAACTACAACACCCTCGACGTCATCGAGTCGCTCGACGACAAGGAGCAATCATGAGCAAACAGGCGCGACCGCGCATTTACAACAAGGCCGGCGAGCGTGTGCAGGTCTCTGACAAGAGCTGGTACGCCATGCAGGCCAACGGCGACGCCGAGCAACGCACGATTGAAGTGTTCGTCTACGGCGAAATCGGTACCTGGGGCATCACCGCCAATCAGTTTGTCCAGGATCTGCGCGCCATGGACGACGGCGTCTCGCCAGTGGTCGCCGCCTTCAACAGTGTCGGCGGCGAGTTGTTCGATGGGCTGGCGATGCACAACGCGTTGTCGCGATTGGGCGAGCGTTGCACCGGCCGGATCGATGCACTGGCCGCGAGCGCAGCCAGCGTTGCGGTGTGCGGGGCGCACCGGGTCGTGATCGCGTCCAACGCCATGTTGATGATTCACAACCCGTGGACCTACGCCGCCGGCGATGCCGAAAGCTTTCGCAAGGTCGCCGATGTGTTGGACCAGACGATGGAAGCCATCATCGCGGCTTACAAGGCCAAGGCTCCTGACATCGATGAGCCCGAGTTGCGCCGCCTGGTGGCGGCCGAGACCTGGTTGACGGCAAACGAAGCGGTGGCATTGGGTCTGGCCGATGAGATCGGCGATGGCGTCAAAGTCAAAGCGTGTTTGGGGCAGGGCGCCGTGCTGCAGCGTTTCCAGCATGCCCCGGCCGCGCTGCTGGCTCAACTGGATGAGCCGACCGATCCGGAGCCCGAACCCACACCGGAGCCTGCGCCGCCGATCCCGGATGACCCGCCGGCGCCGGCGACCAATGCCGCACAACTCGCGGTGCTGATCAGCCAGCGTTGCACGGCGGCGGGCATCAGCAACCTGATCGAGCCGCTGCTCGCTGTCACCAAGCTGGAAAGCGAAGCGGTGGTGCAGGCATCGCTGACCCAGGCCAAAGCCATCAACGACTTGTGCGTTGCTGCGCGGTTGCCGGAGTTCAGTGCCGAGTACGTTTCGGCCGGCCTGGATACCTCGGCGGTGCGTGCCCGGCTCTTCGACAAACTGGTCGGCAGCGGCAAAGGCTTCGAGATCGACAACAGCCTTCCGCTGGCCGATGACCCTGCGCCGAAAGTGCAGGCCAAGCAAATCGACCAGCCCTCGATCTGGTCCGCACGCCAAGCGGCGCAGACCGGCAAACGAACCTCACTTACTGGAGCTACTGCATGAATATTCAACGTGAACCGATGCACGCCGGGGAATTCCTCCTGTCCGAGGGCGCCGGCACCATTTCCCGCGAAGCAATCAACGTCGCCGCCGGCCCGGCGCTGGAGCCTGGACAGATCCTCGGCCTGGTCACCGCCACCGGCGAATTCGCGCCGTATAACCCGACCGCTGAAGACGGCAGCGAGAACGCGCAGGCGATTCTCTTCGGCCCGCTGAGCACGTCCGACATTGTTCGTCGCGGGCGCGCCGTGGTGCGTCTGGCGGAGGTCAGTGAAGCACACTTGACCGGTCTGGATCTGGCCGCCGAGAAAGCGCTGGCCGCCCATAACGTGATCGTCCGCTAAGGCGATCGCCTTCAAATTTTCAGCCCGCCCTGTGCGGGTTTTTTGTTTTCTGGAGACTGCTTCATGGCTGACATTCAAATCTTCAACGACGAGGCATTTTCCGTGTCTTCGTTGACCGCTGCCATCAACGAACAGGAATACGTGCCCGGGCGCATTGGCAGCCTGGGCCTGTTTCAGGAGGAGGGCATCACCACCCTGACGGTGCAGATCGAGAAGGACGGCGACACCCTCGCCCTGGTACCGGCGGGTGAGCGTGGCACTTCCGGTCTGGTGGTGTCGGGCAGCAAGCGCAACCTGATTCCGTTCAACACCGTGCACCTGCCTGAGCGCTTCACGATCAAGGCTGACGAGATCCAGGGTATTCGCGCTTTCGGTACTCGCTCCGAGCTGCAGTCGGTGCAGGACGTGGTCAACAAACGACTGGCCAAGGCGCGCCGTCAACTGGATGTCACCCATGAATTCCAGCGGCTGGGCGCGCTGAACGGCAAGATCTACGACGCTGACGGCAAGACGGTACTGCTCGACCTTTATGAGCGTTTCGGTGTGCAGCGACAACGTATGCCGATGGAGTTCGCAAATCCCAAGGTAAATTTCCGCGTCAAATGTGGTGACGCGCTGGACATGCAGGAGGAGGCTCTTGGCACCGTGACGCGTAGCGGCTCGCGAGCGTTCTGCGGTAAGAACTTTTGGAATGCGATGTTGGAGCTTGAAGAGGTAAATAAGACGTATCTCAATACGCAGCAGGCGGCTTCGCTGCGTGGCGATGCCCGCGAGAGCTTCGACTACGGCGGCATCACCTGGGAGCGTTATCGCGGCAAGATCGCCGGCATGACTTTCGTGCACGACGACAAGGCGCTGCTGATTCCCGAGGGCGTCCCGGACCTGTATATCTCGGTGTTTGCACCGGCCGACTACATGGAAACGGTCAACACTGAAGGCGTGCCGTACTACAGCAAGATCGAACCCTTGCCGTTCAACAAGGGCATGGTCGGTGAGGCGCAGTCCAATCCACTGCATATGTGCACTCGGCCGCTGGCGCAGATCCTGCTGGAGATGTAGTCATGGGCATTCGCGAGCTGATGGCCGATGTCGACGACGTTGTTTTCGAAACACTGGGCGACAGCGCGCGGATCGAGGGGCGCAGCGAACCGGTACTTGGCATGTTCTCGGCGCCCTGGTTGCAACCGCGTATGGGGCGGATCAATACCGCCATTCGTGAGCCGCGTTTCGAGGTCCGCGTCGCTGACGCCGATGGTTTGAGCAAGGGGCTGCTGGTAAGCGTTGACGTACCGGAACTGGACGGTGGTGGGGACTACGATCTGCTGCAGCTCGAGCCTACCGGTGATGGCCTGGTCGCCTTGATCCTGAGGAAACGACCATGAGTGTCGGCAGCTACTTCAAGCCCTCGGCCGGCGGCGGAACGATCTCGCTGCAAACCTCGGCAGCCGACCTGAAGGCCTTTCAGGATTTTGCCGCTCTGGTGCCCAAGGCCGCTGCTGCTGCACAGCGGCGAGCCATCAACAAAACATTGCGATGGCTCGCCACACAAATTGCCCGCGCCGTTGGCCGACAGGAGCGCATTGCGGTGGCTGCTGTGCGGCAGCGGCTGCGAGCTTACCCGGTCAGCGGTGGCGCGAACAGCGGCAAGCTGTGGTTCGGTCTCAACGCGATGGAGGCCAGCCGCATCGGTCGTCCTCGGCAGAGCCGGTCCGGTGTGTCGGTGGCAGGGCGCCGCTTTCAGGGGGCGTTCTTCAAGAAGGTTTACGGCAACAGCGCAGACGTGTGGATCCGTACAGCCAGCAAGCATTTCGATGCCAGCGACTACCCCGACAGTGATGTCAGCGGGGCGGGCGGGGCCAGTTCCGGCTGGATCGCTGAACACGGCAGCCGCTTTCCGCTGGCGAAAGCCAAGGTGTCGCTGGAGCAGGCGCGACCACACTTCGAAAGCTGGATCCGCAAGGCC